TAAATTCAATGTTATTCATAATAAAGTTTTTCTACTCCTATAAAATGTGGTTCTTTTTTTATCCACGTTATACTATTATGTTCTAGCATATTCCTACATTTTCTTATATCAGTTTGTGTGAATTTGTAACCCTGCACTAAGGGCCATAGATTTTTTGGAAGATTACCAGGCACAATCCCTTTATTTAAATAATCAATGGTCTCTTTTACATGAGAATATGCATCAAAATTCTCTGATAAGCTATCAATAAACAAAGATGAGTATTCATCTGCATTTAGCAACCACCATATAATGAGATTCAGAACAAATTGTGTGCTTTTGTCAAAATCACTAATAACCATATCAATCTTATCTACTTTTATTTTATCTAAATCTATATCCTCACATCTAAAGTCAATATGTTCTTCTAGTTTGTAATGTTTTGAAAACCACCTGATGGCTTTTTCATATTCTCCCATTCCAATCCAGTCTTTACCATTATCAATCGTAATCACTTTACCTTTAACATTTTCAACCATGGCAAGAGCAATCATAAAAGCTGTCGAACCATTACCTGTTCCAAGCTCAACAACTAATTTTGGTTTTTTCATTTTTACTAATGAATAATAAAACATACATGAATCAATTGTTTCAAACTGAACACCTCTATTGAGGCATTGTTGCATTATTCTTAATTTGTTTCTTGTATTTAGTTTGTGTACAATCCCCATGATAAAATAATTCTTTCCTGGTATGACATTGCAAAATGTGTGTGACCAGAGGGCGAAAGTAACAGATCACCAGGCTTGACAACCACAGTGAGATCTTGGTTTTCAAATCTATAAATTGTATTTTTGTATACACCTAATATCAAAGAATTTTCTCTGTCAACGTGTGCTACACCAATAGATCTTTTCATTGAAAAAAATATATCTGCTTGATCTATTCTAAGATCAGGAAGACCTTCACATACAATGTTATGCAAAGGTGCAATAAAATTTGCATTTTCTACTTTCCGTATTTGAAATGGGCAAGATAAAATATCATTCTCATTAGCACCTAACTCTCTATCAACTTTAATTTTACTTTTGCAATTACTATTATTTAATAAACTTCCTAAATAATTAAAATCAATTTTTTGTTCAGATACTATTGCATTAGGTATATGACAAACCTTACTTTCTCGTATTGCTTTTTTTATTTTGTCAAACATATCATATTTAAGTTAAATCTATGATGGGCATTAGTTGGTGCATAACCCCTATGTGTTAGATGCGATTCAAAAACTATAGCTTGTCCCTCTTTACTTTCAATCTTTTCACCACTTTGAAACTCAGTGCCTCCATCATTAGTGTGTAGATTGTACAATATTGAAACATAACTTCCTATATTTGGATCATCACAATGCCAGTCAGGTTTTGATACAGGCGTATAAAAATTCCAAAACATTCGATATGGCCTCAACAAATTAAAGCTAGTTTGTTGTTGCACAAGGTAAAAAACCCATTTACCAAAGTTGTTTAGCACCGGGTCTGGTGTATGATTCATCTCTGGTCTTTCAAACGTAGCAATAAACATGCCTTTATCTAGAACTTTGTTACCTGATATAAATTGATGAAAAGGCTTTGATAAACTGCGTTGTTTATCTGAGGCAAACTTCCAACCAACTGTACCAAGATGATCTAGTATCTCACAATTTATTGGTTTAGGGATATTTGTATCAATGAGTTCCATGCTATCGATGTAGCATTTATATTATACTAAATCTACTGCTTTTCCAGTGATAGGTTTGTACCTCGTTTTACCGTCTTCTTTGTAAGCCCTCATATATTGAGCTCTTGGTTGGAATTCTACATAACTTGCATGAATCCATCCAGAATTTGGCTCACCAGGAGTATAGAACTCCAAGATTAGCTGATCTGTTTCGCAGTTTGCTTTGACCCAATCCGCCACCTCAGCATTGTCAACTCCAATACATTCGAAGTCAACGGCCTCAGCTTTGGCATGCTGCGAATTTAAACTGCTGCCGATTGCTACACACAGCTCAGGGCTACGATAACCCGAGGTTACCTTTACCCTGCCAAATTGATCACGCACGGGTTGAAGAATTTTTTCACAAAGTCTTTTAAGTTTGTCTATTTGATCTGCATTAGGTTCATTATCGATACCCCTTCTGATTGCAGTATCAGACTTAGTTAATTCCTGAAGTGTAAAATTACGTGTTAAATTCATATCAAAATATCATATTAAATGATAAAGAAATTCTATCATATTTAGAAAAGTTTGTCTCTACCTCGTGCTTTAAATATCCAGGGAATAAAACTAATATATTTTGTTTAGGTTTTATAAAGAATTTATCTGATATCAATGCATTTGGTTTATCATAACAACCATCATAATGATATTGTAATAAATCTTCTCCTCTTGTAAACGATATTGCACCAGAGCCTTCAGGTGCTTCAATGTAAAAAGTTCCTGAAACAGGAGAGCCAGGATGAACATGCATCATGTTTCTAGTTCCTGTAGAATTAATATTTATCCAAAAGTTCCAAAGTTTAAGAGGTTTATTAAAATTATATATTTTAGCATACTCATTTGTTTTTGTTACAACCTCATTCATTAGAGATTTTGTTTTTTTATCTATTGATAAATCATTAGATTGCCAACCACCTACATTACTTACTTTTCGTCCTGGTGATTTTTCTTTAAGTTTCAGTGAATATTCTTTTAATTTTTCACAGTCATGTTTGAGTTCCACCTGACCTATTTGGACCTTAAATGGTTCGTATAATAACATTAATCTAATATCAAAGCTTTAATATATTTTCTTCCTTGATACAATTCTATTTTTGCCTTACCTTTATAGCATTTATAAGATACAGATTCTGAAAAAGTTCTTTCCGCTTCACGTTTCCCGCGTAAACATTGGGCCATACCGTTAGGCTGAATCAAGTGTTCCTTGATCTCTCCGTTTACGAACATCAGCAGGGCCACTATAGACTCAATCATATTTTCTCACATGTAGTAATATTGATAAAACAATTATTGAAACCACAATGCCTGCAAAAAACAAACCTATCATTGTTGGCCTCCATTTTTATAATGCATTTCTCTATTTTGATCTTTTAATTTTTCAATATCTTCCAAAACCTTATCCATTTGCTTTCTTAGAAACTCGATGTTTACTTTATTTAAAGCCATTGATTCAATGTGTGCATTTAATTTGTCTGTGGTCTTATACAAATCCTCAATCATCATAAATTGTTCGCTATCTGCAGGTAACGCTCCAAGTTGACCCCGAGGCCATTTGATTCTGAACTCTGTGTTCTCTTCCAGGTCTTTTTCCATTAGCTGAAGTCTAGTGTCAGCTATGTTTAATCTCTCAACAATTTGAAAATAGCCCATAGTGCCAAGTGCTACGATTATTATGAGACTAGCAACCGTCTTCATCGGCATTTGCACGGCAGCTGATTCAGATATTGATAGAGGTTTTTTTGACATTTTAATTTTGTTCAAACAACCAATTTACAAATCTTTTCCAAAGTTTTTTTATTTTATTAATCATTTCTTTTTTTTCTCCATTTGGTAGAACATCTTATCAGAATCCTCTGTGACCATGCTAGAGTCCTCTGCATCCCAATAAGTGTTTTGTACCTTATAGTCTGGCCAACTGTTATCAGTAGTATAGCTATTAATGTGCCACAAAAGACGATTATTAGGCTGAGCTGCATAATTACCGTTATCAAGCTCCAATATATGTGCACACTTATGTTCTTGGGGTATTTCAGAATGCTCGACATCTAATATATTAACATCTGGGTGAGCCCAATCAATAGTAAATAAATATTTACCATGATAGAATTTTTTATCTAATCCAAGGAATTTGCCTTTTACTCCATCCAACCAATCAAAGCAAGTAACACTAGGCCAGTAACTGAAACAGTTCCACAATTCCAACTCGTGCGTCTGCATATTCGGCACATTGGCTCTATCATACGATTTTTGGAAAAACGCTGAGATAGGCAAACGCCAATAGCATGCACCATTTGGTAACATGATGTTAAATAAGATTGCACGCCCTGAAATTGATGTAAGACCGAAGATAACGCAGTCTTCACTTTCTCCATTATGTTCTTTAAGGTCATAAAGATATTCCTTTCTTACTTTACAATATATTGGAGGTAGGTTTGCGTTGAGATAAGCCATGATTATATTTTTCTCTCCAATAGTTTTTTCTTTCTAATTGTCTAAGTCTATAATCTATTTTATCCAGACCTAACAATTTTAAAAAGAAACTTTTTAACATTTCCATCTTCTTCTCGCTTGTCTTATTCTTGAATTTGGATCGTTTCTTGTTTTTGCACTAGCCCTTTTTAATTGACCAAGTGATCTCGCGCAATAGCTTTTTCGTCTCTTTGCTGCTTTTGACCCAGCTTTAACCTTACCTGTTACAGCAGTTTTTAATTTTGAGCCTGGATTCTCTCTTCGATATCTTGCAACACCTGCTGCAGTCATTCCAGCACCTGATTTAGTAGATCTAAAATATTTTTTGGTTTTAGGGGGCTGTACGTCTCGCCCCCTTTTGAAACCTGGTATGCTTCTATCTTTACCGTTCATCTTAACCGTTTGTTGTAGTTAAGTTAGGTCCTGAAAATTTATCTGTTAACAAAGTATATGCTGCAACATTAGTTTTTGTTTTGCAAAATATACCTTTAGGAAACAAAATACCATCTTCAGGAAAATTAAAATTAATTACATCTCCTGTTGGAACATCTGCTTGAAACAAAGTTGTTCCTGTATTTGAAGTAGTTGTTAATTCTAATACCCCGGCACCACCACCATCAGAGGCAATAATTATACCTCTTAGTCTTACAGGTGGGGCTACAATAGCTGTAGCTCCAGCTGCTGCATCTGATCTTGTTGCTTGTATGTCAGTTTTTGCCGCCATTTATTCTCCTCTGTTTGTGGCTCCCGAAGGAGCCACTAATTTATTATTACGCTGCGAATGCAAACGCACCTTTAACAGCTAAAGGATCTTTAGCTGAATCAAGTCCGATATGCCATAAACCTTTTTGTGTACAAGAGAAGTATAATACACTTCCAATTGTGAAAAAGTTTGTAGTTGCATTGGCTGCAGTGAAAACTAACTGACCTTCGCCTGCTGTTGATGTATCGAAAGTTACTGCATCGGCTGTTCTTGTTTCTATTAAAGAACCAGTAACCCACGCATCAGTTCCTAGTGCATCAAAAGTTAAAGTGTTAGTTCCTCCAGTTGTATCTACGCTTTGAACGTAAGCTACTCTAGTTCCTACTGTAGCTGCTGGTAAAACCATTGAACAAGCTGCTGCGCCTGTAAAGTTTACCGTGCTGACTTGATCTGCTGGTAAAGAAACTCCTGCACCTGCAGCAACTGCAGCTGTAGACATACCAGTGAAATCAAATTTTACGTTTAGGTAGTTAGTTGTAAATGCACCTGTCGTTGCATTTTTTGTTACATGTTGGAATCCCGCTTCCGAACGAACCGGTCCCGAAAATGTAGTATTTGCCATAATATCCTCCTATGTATAGCTTTAAACCTGTAGCCTCTATACCGTCTGCCTAGTCAGTCTACAAGTTATTTTTAATCTAGGTGGTTATATTATACATAAAAAAAGGGGCGATGTAAAACACCGCCCCTAATTGTAAATACTGATTAGTATCTATTAACTAGTTGGTAAATTTCCGTTACCAAAAATACATCTTGGATCAGAGAATCCAAAAGAGTATCTTTCTCTAGCTTTAAATCTCATGTTACCAGTATCGAAGTCACCTTCCATCGCAGTTTTGATTGGTGATCTAACGAACATTTTTAATCCGTTAGGTATATCAGTCATCAAGAAGTATGAATCAGTGTCAGTTAAGAAGTTATTAATTCTGTAACCTTCTGGTACCATACCCATGTTTGCGATAGCATTGATGTCATTATCTGCAGTTCCAACTCTCATTGGAGACTTCATGATTCTCTCAGCAGTAAATTGTAATTCTTTTGGAATTATCATTTTTCTACCGGAAGCAGCAATTTTTAGACCTCTTTCGTCTACAAATCCTGCAATGTCAATCAATGACTGTTCAAGTGAAGTTTCGTTAAGGTCTGCAGCAGTTGCAAGAACATTCGAGAAAGTACCACCTGTAGCTAATGGGTGTGAAGCATTGATTAATGATACTCCGTCACCACCAGTAACAGTAGTTACTTGCGCGTTGTTCAATACGTTTGCAGCTTTAACTTGCTTCGTATTTGCCATAGATCTAGCAAGAGCTCTTGTGTATCTTCCTGCTAATCGATCGTATAGGTTATCTTCGATTGCTTCCTCAGTGATTGAGAATGCTAATGCGATTGTTTCGTGGTTGTATCTTGCTGTGAAAGTTTCACCTGCTTGATCAAACACTACTCCAGCACCTTCTTGTTTAACTGGTGCAGAAGCAAAACCGCTTAACATTACTTCCTCTTCGAAAGCTCTGTCAGATGTTTCAGTAGTATAAAT